ATGGTTTCTATACTTAATCACCAAGTGCGATGATGAATAAATTTTGTTCGATTGCTTCTAAACAAAGCTCTTTTAACTCACTTGCAAATTTCCTTATTTCTTTTTCCATTCTGTCATATTCTGCTTGGTAATTACTTAACAAATAATCAGAAATACTGAGTAATTCTTTTATTTCTTTTTCTGAAAATAGCTTATCACTGTATTGATCTAAATCAAGTAATAAACGTAAGCTTGCATTATTCCTTTCCTTACCACGAAGATGAAAGTGAATATTTTCAGAAAACTTCACATTTCTATCTATATCTAACCAGTCTCTTCTTCTTTTGCCTTTAGCTAAGGTAAAATCAATACCTACCATTTTGTACACCATCCCAAAAATTAAAACTATTTGAATTAACATAGAAATTCATATTAATAAGTATATCATTTCCTTATTGAACTAAACTGCCATTATGTTGAATAAGAAAAAGCGATCTTCTATTGAAGTATCGCATGCGATAGTTACATAAGAAAAAGCTTTTTTTAAATTGATTTATACAAAATTTAAAGAAACAACATTAATCCCAAAAATTAAACATTACATCCCCAATTGTTATTGGGTTCCAGTATTCAACCTGTTTTTTAATTGTGTGTATATTTCTTAATTCCTCATGATCTTCAAGAGAAAATTGTTTGATTAGGTCACTTACTTTCATAACTGTATAACCAGTAAACTCTATTGCCAGTTCTTCAAAGTCGATAAAATCCAATGGAAATGAGTTTCCAAATTCACCGAATTCATCAGCAAGACTAAATGCAACAAATGGATGTGCTCTATTTATTACTGCATAAACAGGTTTTGGTAGAAAGAAAAACTTTACTGCATAATAATTTTTATAATCTGTTTCTAAGTCACTTAATATCTCATACTTTATATGTTTTAATGAAGCGACTTCTTTACATTTAGCATAAAATTTTGATTTATCAATTGAGGGTGGAACTGGATCCTCTCCAGGCATGTAATATCCCCCTGTTACTCCATACGGTAAATTCATTTTGGTCATATTGAGCTCCTATATCAGACTGTACTTTAAATAAAATAAATTCTCTATAATTATACCAATTAATTAGACCTGAAATGATACACCTTAGTGAAAATATTCATTATTCCTTATGTAACTAATCTGCCCTTTAGCTCAATAAAAAAATCGACTAAACAGTCGATCGTGTTGTTCAACTAATGCACTGCGTTAGTTCAATAAAATGACTTAACTAATGCTAATACACAGCAAATGCTTAACATAATAGAGCCATACATATAATATTTCCTTTTATTTTTCATTGACTGAATTACATTGATAATAGTAGAAAAAAGAAGTACAAATAATACCCATTTTGGATATAAAATAGAATTATTTGAATTTATAAATATAAGTAATATCGATACAAAAAGAACAAATGAAACAACGAAGAAGACTTTTCCTTCATTTCCTTTTTTAATCTTCAATATCCTCTCTCCTTGAACCCAATTCATGCCTTACATTCTTTCAAAAAAGTTATATGTTAATTATACGCTTACAATCTACTACTATAATTTGGGGTAATAGTGCCTTTTTACATAGAATTTCATATAAACCTTAAATAAAGAAAGCTGTATTTGCGACTCATGAACTATTCAACATAAGCATGCGTTAGTTATATAAGAATCCTTGTATTGAAGCAATGAACGCAAACAAAGAAACTATGAAATAAATATAACCAGATTTTTTTTGTTTTTGTTGAAATTCAGTTATACTTGCCAACAAGAACATTGCTCCTAAGAAAAATTGCATATAAGGGATTAATCCTGATTTATGAGTTATTAAGCCATATATAGACAAAATTCCGACAACCGATGCAAATGTTAATCTTAAAATTCTTAACATTCGAAGTTCCTCCTCACTATTTACTCAGTAATAAATTCCAACTCTCGCATTGCGTTAGTTCAATATATAATTTGTTTTAGTAATCTAGATGATTAATCACCAATAGGGCGATTGAAATAAGTGCTATTAATATCCAAATGACTCTGGTTAGCTTTTTATTTTGTCGGACACCTTTCTTATCTAATATAAAATAACCACACAGTAACAAACCAAATAAAATATTAATTACCCAACGCACTACAATTCCTCCATTTTTATAATTCCTTAATTAATTATACACTTCATACGAATTAGATAATTTGGGGGAATTTAACCTTTTTTACATAGAATTTCACTTCATCCTTATGCAACTAAACTGCCATTTAGCTCAATAAAAAAAAATCGACCTTTCAGCCGATCGTGTTGTTCAACATACGCATGGGTTAGTTGAACAATTGGTCATAAAAGTACCATAGTAAAAAAACTGCTACAACTAATAAAAGTACTCCAAATAAAAGTGTAATAATTTTAAATAAAACTATATGATATCGTTTCGGTAACCATTTTTCTGAAATCAATAATAAACCTGCTATAAAAAATTCAAAAAATGGATCTGTATCCCAGCCTGAAAACTCTCCACGTTCAAATTTTTTAATACCATCAAATAATGTATTTCCAGCTGCAAATAACATACCTATTGAAAATAGTAAAACCAATGAAAATATTAAAAAATTCATATTGGAATCCCCTAAAAAATATTATAAGCTAATTATACTTAACATATCGTTTTTTGTAATTTGGGGGATTTTTGCCATTTTTACATAGAATTTTAGATAATCCTTATTCAACTCAGCTGCCATTTAGTCCAATAAAAAAGCCACCTGAATTGGCAGCTGGTATTCAATCATACATGCGTTAGTTCAATTAAGTTAATTTTGTATAGACAATATACCCCATAAAAATTGCAAGTGCTATTTGCAGTACTCCTAAGTATTTCATTATTCTATAATCATCTAGTAAATTATAAATTCCACTTAAAATTAACATACTCATAGCTAGTATTTGAGAAATCGCTATACTACTATCTGATAAATCATTCCAGCTATATGTGATGTAACTTAACAATGCAATTCCAATTAAAATAATTAAAATCAAAATAGCAAGTTTTTTCATTAGACGCCCTTCCAATCGCCATGTTTATAAGTAAAGATATATGCTTTTCTTGTAACCTGTTTTGAAGAATCTTTTGGTATGACAACAAAAGTATATCTCCGTTCTTCAATACCTGTCATATTCTCTTCACTCCATTCACCTTTTCCACTTGTTGTCTCACATTCTTCAATTTCTCCATCAAGTCCAGTGTCCTTTTTAAATTGTTTCAAAGAACGGTTCCCTAATTCTTTTGTTGTTTGTTCGTTAAAATACATCTGTTTCTCAATAGGTTTATATAATATCTCCACGCCAACAATAACCCCAATGAATCCCACCAACGTCAAAACAAAGGCAATCTTAGCTCCCTTTTTAGAGATTTTATTCAATTTTAAAAGGATGAAAAAATACAAAGCATAAGGCGAGCAAAATAAGAGAATAGGAATGCCAAATGTAAAAATGGCTACAAGCAAATAACCATTAAACAGATCCAATGTCTTTAATATGTCGTATTGAAAAGCTGCAATAACAGTTAGAATAAATGGTAAAGAATAAAATATGATTCCTTTAACTATTTTCATTTAAAACACTCCTGTAATAATCCTTCTTTAAATTAAATCGTAATATTAAGAAATCCCCCTCATTTCACAATATAACCTTAGTTAATTATACAGTTCATATTGACTTCTGTAATTTGGGGGAATATGCCTTTTTTCATTGAATTTTAGAATTTCCTTATGCAACTAAACTGCCATTTAGTGGAACAAGAAAATCAATAAAAACAAAAAAATGCTTATTAAAAAATAAGCATTTTCTTCATTAAGCCCTAAGAACTCCTTGTAATTAAGGCTTCTTTTTATCTTCTGGAACACTGATAGCTGATTCCTTTACAACTCCATTTTCAATCCTCAAAGCAATTGTACCTAACCATCTATCTATATTCGGCTTCGTCTCTGTACCTTCCAACTTACAAGAAAAAAATCTAACATGCACAGATTCCTTAGTATCCTTAGTGATCACAGGACATGCGAGCATATTTCCAAGTTTCTTTAATGCATCGTCTTTCTTCATGCCAACTATTTCTTTCTTGATGAACGATTCGTAGTAGTTTTTTAGTGGGAACATATAAATCACCTAAATAAGTTAAATTAAAATTAATATAACACAAAAAGCACATAAGTATAGTTTGGGATAACTTAATAATAATCAACAGATATTTTATCTAATTTGGAACATATTTAGTGTTACTAGTCAACATCCTCAATCATATAAGCTCTTAATTGGAGGACTTTTTATTACCAAAATACCACACTAGAAAAAGTATCAGTGCTGGAATTAAAAATACCATAGATAAGTAGATATAAGGAAATAAATCTATTTTTGAAGGTTTTTGATTATGTGTTTCTTTTGAATCTTTTTTATTTACTACATCTTTCTTTGGCAAGCCGTCATTATAGCCTTCTAAATACGCTTCCTTCTCTTTACCAGAAAAATGACTAGAATAGTTTCCGTTATTCTCTCGAGCATCGCGAAACCCCATGCTGTTTATATCTTGTAATGTTCTCACTTTCGGTTTAATCTGTTCTTCAGGTTCCTCTGATATATCGGGTTCTTCTTGGGTTTGCATTGTTGCCAAACATTTTGCATCTCCATCAATTTCCCCTTGATCAAACCCATCATTATATCCATTTTCGTATGATTTACTACCTTCATAGTAACCTGTAAAATCTTCCTCACAATTTGAAGCATGTTTAAATGCAAAATTATAACCTGCATCATATCCTTTGTTATAATCATCTTTAGAATTATTATTGCTGTTGCTATTTCCATTATGGTAGTGGTATTCTCCATATTTAAGCCCATATTTTTCGCAATTTGTCCAACAATGATGGCCTCCATTTGCATCTAATCCACCTGGAGATGCATATACAACATTAGGTATAATTAATATAAAAAATAATAGAATAAGCAATCTATACAATTTCAGAACCCCCTAAAAAAATTCCCTCCAAACAGGAGGGAGAGTATTTTTTATTTAATAACGATATAAGCACTTGATACTTTAATGTATTGACCAGCTTTAACAGTAATGTATTTTTCACCTTCAAAATTATCATTAGTTACAATATCCTCTAAACCATGATAACTTGATTTTGATACTTCTACATAAGCCATACCATCTGCCACTACTTTATATTCTCCTGGCTGGATGTGTAAACCTACTTTATAAGTACCTTCACCTAATTTACCATTCTTAGGCTCTAATTTAGGAGCTTTAGCTATTGGGTAAGCTTTGGCATCTTTAAACTCGAAATACTGGCCAGCTTTTACACTTACGATTGCATCTGTAGTAAAGTTATCATTCGATACGATACTTTCTAAAGTACCAGAGCTATCTTTAGAAACTTGGAAATATCCAGTTCCATTTGAAATAAGAACATATTCTCCTGGTTGGATGTCGTTTCCTACTTTATACATTCCAGATTTGATTGAGTTATCAACTTTCTTAACTTTCTTTGGTGCAGCTGCTTTAGGTGTTTCTTTCTTAGGTTGCTCTTTTTTAACTGTTTCTTTCTTTACTTCCTCTTTCGGTTTTGTTGAAGCAGTATCTGTATCGTTAAACGAATTAACAAATCCTATAAATAATATTACTGCGATCAACCAAACCCACCATTTTTTATAAAAAGGTTTTTTTATTTTCTCTTTCATATTCCAGTCCCCATTTCCTAATCTAGTTTTAATACTAGTTAAACTATATTCTTTATAAAGTACAAAATTACCTCTAAAAGTAGTAAAATCTACCAAAACAAGGTGGACTAAGTTTTCGAAATCTAAATTGTACTGGCAATTTTTCACCTATATAGGAATACATTGAAACATACGGAGATGTTTCAAGGCATGTCCAATAAAAGAAAAGAGGACCTACTTAGCAGTAGGTCCTTTTATTCGTCTAAGCTCCATATATCTTCTACTTTTAAATCTAGTGCTTTTGCTATTTTCATCGCAACCTTAAGAGTGGGGGAGTGATCTTCTTTGGCAACTATTAAACTTAAAGTACTATTATTTATTCCTACCAGCTCAGAAAACTCTGTTTGTTTAATTTTCCTTTCTGCAAATATTACTTTTAGTCTATTCTTCATAAATTCACCTCTAATTACATATTTTTCAAATCTTTTTGAATCCCTTCAAATTTTTTTAAATGGTACTTGCAAGTTTTGAACACTTTGGAAATATCCTTTATTAAACAATTGCTAATCATTTGATAATCAATTGCTAAACAGATAATCATTTGATGAGCATTTGCTAATCATTTGGAGGTGTTTCTGATGTTGCTTGGAATTGATGCAGGAAATAATGAGGTGAAAGTGGCAACAGAAAAAGGAGTATTTTCTTTTAACAGTTGTATAGGTGATGCTAGAGAGCGAAGAATCGTAACAGCATACGAGGATGAAATGGTTTTACACTATGACAATGAAACATATTGGGTAGGAGAATTAGCTGAGAAAGAATCAAACTTTCCTCGTAGATCAATGGGAGCAACTAAAGTAAATGCAGATGTAAAATTAAGAATCCTTACAGCGATCCATCGTTACAGTGATGATAAACATAATACAGTAGTTGTAGGTCAGCCAATCGAAATGCACTTGCCAACAGAAAAAGAAAAATTAAAAAGGATGCTGATAGGACAATACAGAGTAGTTTTAAATGGAGTAGAAAAAGAATTTTACATTGATGATGTAGCAGTAGCTGTAGAAGGGGCCTCAAGTTTCTTTGGGTGGTTTGTTGAAAGCTCCAGTTTTAGAATTATTGATTGTGGCTCTGGTACGGTTAATGTAGCTTCTATTATTGATTGGGAACAAAACGATAAGCAGAGTTTCACTTTAACATTTGGCGCAAATTCAACTAGAGCGAACGATTTGACAGCATTAGCTAGAGGAATTGTTTCAGAGTCTACAAAACATTTTCATGAAGACGATTACGTTCTGTTAGTAGGTGGTGCAGCTAATAAAATCTATCCAGTCATAAAGCAGTCATACCCCAATACGAAAATAGGGCAGCCAGTTCATAAAAGAAATAATGAGTATACTTTAGTACATCCCAAGTACGCAAACGCTATAGGTTTCTTCAATTTAGCAAAAGAGATATATAACAATGGCTAGGGTTATGAAGGGTGTCTCTTTTAACACTGATGATGAATTCGATAAGAAGTTATTAAATTACATTGAAAAAAGAGGTATGTTTTCTAAAGTAATCAAAAGATTAATCGAAAAAGAAATGAATGGAGTAATTAACTCAAAAGTAAATGTTGTAACTGCACAAATTGAGCAAAAAGAAATAGACCTTCCTAAACAGGTTGAGTTACCTGTAAAGAAAGGTCCTAGCGCATCTAAATTTATTTAATATCCTAAAAAATCTCCTATCGCTTTTAAAACCGCCATAGCAGAGCCTCCAATAACCATTCCCAATCCTAACTTAGTTAATATAGCCACAGTTATCACTCCTTTAACTTTATTATTTACTGAAGGGAGCTAAAAACACATGGGAATTATTAGTAAGCTTCAAAAAGGAATACATGACGGTATATTTTGGGTAGCAGATAAAACAGGTAATTTCTTAGGCGATCACATTCTGCGCCAGGCTTCGGAAAATGCAACAGGGTATGCAATGGTAAAAGCAGCGCCTTTTGTGTTATTAGGAATGAAATTCAGCTTTATCATTGTTGGGATAGGTTTTATCTTGATTTGCTTCGGAATGCCTAAAACAGCTATTAAGTGCATTGGTGTGGGATCGTTATCTTATATCTTACTTTCATTACTTTAGGAGGGTTAATATGAAAACTGAAGTTATCAAGTTTAGTGATTTTATGGACGGTTCTTGGAAATTACCTAAAGAAACTAAAAGCACTATCCCAATGATCGTTGCTCCTATAGTTGCTTCAACGGTTGCTTTTTCAAGTAAAATAGTGTCTGCTGCATCTGACAACATTGTAATTAAAGATGTCATTCCTGCTACTGCTGGTATTCAAGATAGAGTTGCACATGCTTTTGATCCACTGTTTCAAGCAATTGCAGGATTCGCTTATCCAGCATGTTTCTTTACAATTTCTGCTGGTTGTATCTTAATTATGATTGGTCAAAAACATAAAGGATTAACCATGATTAAATGGTCTGCAATTGGTTTTATCGGATTACAATTTGCACCTGGTATAATGTCAATCCTGGTGGAAGTAGGTAAAGCGATTAAGGGGGCTTAGTATGAAACACTTTCAACTCATCCCAGATAGTAAATTAACAAATGATAAAGTGGAACATCTTACCCAGGCTTTAAACCAATACAAAACACCATACCAGCGCTACAAAGATAAAGAGCAAAATTTCTTCTCATACGAAATCTACATGGAGAAAAACAAATCTACATTCAATCTAACCACTAATGATGGAATGGCAGAACTTGCTGAAAAGTCTCTGCTTTCCTCATTTCCAAATATCACAGTAAAACCTATAGACGATCCACTAAATAAAATTAAACCGATAGCCATGAAAAGTATGGATTATAAAAATCATTATTTCTTATCGATAAAAGTAGATAGGAGGACAGATTGGTTAGTTTACCTATTAGAAACGATTGGCCTAATGAAAAAGAATGAAAAGTGCTTGGTGCAAATCTTGTGCGTTCCACTCCATTTAGATTGGGGTGTGGGTGTCAAAGAAGGATACGAAGGATTTAAAAAAGGTGAGTTGCCTCATAAGTTCCATTTTAATAAGAAGGAAGTGGGTAATTTAGCTGTTAAAGGCATAGCTGGAGTTATTTTAGGTGCTCACAGTACTATGGTTGAACTAATGGGATTTACACCAGATAAATATGATCTGTTCGCATCTGAAAGAGCAAATATGTTAACAGACGGAACACTTCGCACTGAAACACTTCAGAAAGCCAAATATGGAGGATATAACGTAAGGATAAACATTTGTATTGAGTGCGAAGAAAAACGTAAGGATATTTTAATGAGGGCTATAGAAACAGCCTTCAATGTATTTGATGGTGATAATAAATTACTACCAATTAAGAGAAACATTAAATACTTTGAATCAATGAAAAAGAGAAAAATAGGTTTGCTGCAATCAAACTATATGAGTAGTTTAGAGGTTTCTAGATTATTGTATCTTCCAGGTTCAACACTACAGGAGAAGTATAGCCTTGAAAGGATCACTATGTCAGAAACGGTTATTCCTGCAGCAGTAACAAAAGGAGGGATGTTATTAGGTTCAAATACCTATAAAGGAGTAGAAACTAACATTTACATTCCTGTAGATAATTGGGACGAAGTTTGTCTGCCTTATTGTACGATTGGAGGAATGGGGCAAGGAAAAACAGATGGCTATGGAGCTAATAGGTTAGTAGAAGCTGTAAGAAATGGTTTTGGTGGTGTTTTCATCGATCCAGCGAAAAAACAAGTATCAGAGCAAATTAAAAAGGTTTTAAAGCCAGAAGAATATGAAATTATTAATATCAAAGAGTTAAAACCTTCGTTTGATTGGTGTGAAGCTAAATACAGCGAGGACAGTAAAACGATTATTCAAGATACAGTATTATCCTTCTTTGAGGATTCTTTGGAGGATACAGTCCAAACTGAGCGCTATTTAAGAGCTTTTGTTATTGCGATGAAAACAACTAAGATGAGCGAACTGTTTAAGATTATGGAAGATAAAAAGTATTTAAAAGATGCAATTAAAAGAATGCCAGAAGGACTTCATAAAATTACACTAGAACAATATGAAAATGAAAAAGATGGAATGAGGATGAAAATAGTTAGACCAATTTACAATCGTTTGGATATGATCATGGGCGATCCATTTCTAAATGAATGTTTCCAAGGTGAAAATGAACTGGATTTTGTGAAGATATTAAGTCAGAAAAAAGCTTTTGTGATTGATGTAAGTAAAATGGATGGATTAACACCTAAACAAATTAATGTTATTGGTAACTTATTAATGACTAAGATTAATTTAGCTATGCAGATGAGAAAAGAAGAAAATCAATTTCCGTTTTTTGTAGTAATCGATGAACCACATCAATTTAATCGAGGTGCTAAACTGTGGGAAAATATGGCGGTGGAGTCGAGAAAATGGAGAGTTAGTTTTACATGGTTATTCCACTATTGGGAGCAAATACCGACTCAAGCAAGATTAGCCATTAAAAACGCTTTACCTCATTATCATTTATATCCAACATCAAAAGAAACATGGAAAGCATTTAAAGAGGAATTGCAGCCATTTGATTTAGAGCAATGTATGAAATTAAAAAGATACCATGCTATTAATATATTAAGAACAGGAGGACAAACAACAGTTCCATTTGTTGCACAAATGGCTTTACCACCTATAAAAAGACTGAAAGGCCCTCAATGAGAGCCTTTTTTTTATAAGCTATTAAAATAAAATGCTGATTTTTGAACTAAAAAAGAATGTCTATTTTGTCAGCCTTTACACTTTACTCTTTGATCCAACCATTATTTATTGCTTCTTCTTTTAAATACAAGGTAGAAACATATGCTCCATTTATTCCCTTTTTATTTGCAAACTCGTTTGCTTTCTCAATTGGTAAAATCTGAAAATGCTTATAGTCATCTTTTGGAGTGTAATATGTAACTTCTACATGAGTAATTTCAACCAATTCATCATGTGCATTATAATAATTATTTTCAATATTTCCAGTTATATCTAATGGCATAATATACCCCCTGAAATTTTCTGATAATTAAATTATAAGATGGAAGATGCTGGTTGTCTATTTGTATGCTTAATATAGCAAATCAACAAACTACTTAAACAGAACCATTCCATAAAAAGTAAATTACTATTTTCCAAAACTGCTAGTATAATATCATAGTGGAGGGGAAATATGATGTCTAGTAATTATGGAGTTTATGTTCGTATTTCTACAGATAAGGATGAACAAGTTTCATCTGTAGAAAACCAAATTGATATATGTAGAAACTGGCTTGAGAAGAATGGTTTTGAATGGAATGATGATTCAATACATTTTGATGATGCAATAACAGGTACAGCTTTCTTAGAGCGTGAAGCTATGCAAGTTTTATTAGAGAAAGCGAAAAAAAAACTAATTGATCTTGTTGTTTTCAAATCTATCCATCGTTTAGCCAGGGATCTAAAAGATGCTTTAGAAATCAAAGAAGTATTTATAGCTCATGGTGTACGATTAGTAACAATAGAAGAAATGTATGATTCACTATATGAAGGTAAATCGGATATGAAGTTTGAAATGTACGCTATGTTTGCAGCTCAATATCCTAAAACATTATCTGTATCTATTTCATCTGCTTTAGCTGCTAAAGTTCGAAGAGGTGAACACAGGGGAGCGAAAGCGCCTTATGGATATAAAGTTAATGAAGAAAAGAAATTAGTTCTAAATGAAGTGGAAGCTCCGATTGTAGCTAAAATGTATGATTGGTACACTAATGGAATTGGTCTAAAAAACATTTCTAATAAATTAAATGAAGAAGGTATATTAACTCGTAACGGGACTAAATGGCAATACGGAAGTGTAAGAACGATTCTAAAGAATCCTACATACAAAGGAACAGTTGTGATGAATCGTTATCAAAAAGTTAAATTTGGCGGCCGGAAGAAACAAATTGAAAATCCTCAAGAAAAATGGCAAGTATATGAAAATCAACATCATCCAATTGTAACTGAAGAAGTTTGGAATGCTGCAAACGGAAATGAAATAGTTGAGCGTAAAAAGTGGTCATTAGTTAATGAGTTTCGTGGCGGCCTTGCAGTTTGTGGAAAATGTGGATGTAATATGGTTACTATGATTTCCTGGAGGAAGAAAAAAGACGGTACGAAAACTGAATGGAGATACATGAAGTGCAGCGCCTACCGAAGAGGGGGCAAACATCTTTGTGATAATCATACTCCAATTCGATATGAGGAATTTAGAGATTCTATTTTGAATGATCTATTGGATATAGGAAAAAACATTGATTTAAAATTAGGAAATAATTTAGAGGAAAAGAATAAGAAACAATTAGATAATTTAACAAGACAGTTAAATTCAATAGAAGGAAGAATAAAGGATTTAGAGGATCTTTATTTTGATAAAGGAATTTCAAAGGAACGTTTCATAATTAGAAATAAAGAATTTGAATCCAAGAAGATTGAGCTGCAAACTCAAGTTAATAAATTATCTGAAATTAAATTCACTAATCAACAAATAGCAAAAACTAAAGAAGCATTTGAAGAATTGAATAAAAAAGGTGACGATCTTTATCAAGCGTTCCACAGGCTAATTAATAAAATTATCGTTCATCATAATGGCGATATTGAAATTGAGTACTCTTTTACTACATAAGAGTGCTCTTTTTGTTTGCAATAGGTTTACATTGCATTTGAAATATATAACCATTGCAAACAGGTGTTATTATAAGGCTGTTCATTTTTTTGATAAGTATTTAGCGTATTCTAATAAATGAATCCAAAACTTTTCCCTATTTTCATTTGTTAATTCGGATAAGATTTCTTTAAATTCGATAGGCATGTCAAAATTAATACTCAAATTAAATAATATGGAATCTGTTGAAACAGAATATAATCCTGCGAGTTTTATCAAAGAGGTTACATCTGGTATATTTTTTCCTTCGTATCCAGCGTAAGTACTACGGGATATTCCTATATTATCAGCTACTTCTTGTTGGGTGTATTTGTGATTGAGTCTTAATTCTTTTAAACGGTTTCCAATCATTTTACTTAATTGCATTTCTTTCATAATAATAAGTATCCTCTTCTTTTAGATATTTTATTCGAGTGAAGATAGCACTAGTTGATTATATATGTTAATAAACGGAAGTATCACACATTTGACGAAATTTTGCACACCTTTTGTCGTTGATTTATACGTCAAATTAAAGTAACATTAAAAATGTTAAATATATGATAAAAGTAAAGTATTTATTTTCGTAAAAATGTAAAATAATAGCAATAAATAGAACAAATGTTCTTTTTTATATGATATAATCGTTGTAGCAGACGGTGAACGGGGGATATACAAGTGCAATCGTTGGATGAAAAAGTAACTAATTTTATAACGTTATTAAGAAATAGTGGAATTGACAGCCGATCAACAATTGAAGATCTTTTTAAAGAAGTTAAAAGTATAGAAAAAACCCCCATTGATGGTTAATGGGGGTTTTACATTTTTAATAAGAATTTAGTTATATCATCTATTTTAGCCATCAAATATTTTTGTTCTAATTCACCTAGTTTATTATATCGGTCAATAAAATCTTTTATCTCATCTGTTAAATCTTCTTCTTTTGAGTCTTCTTCTTTTGAATCCTCTGTTAGTAAAATATTTAATTTAGTGGGTTCTCTCTTTTCTTCTATACCAAAATCACTTGCTTCTAATATCTGATCACCTTTTAATAAATAATCGACAGTCACATCAAAATAATCTGCAATTGACATTAAAACCTCTAAACTTGGTTGTCGTTTATCCTTTTCATACATCGCTATAGTGCTTTTACCAGCATTTAATATATCTGCTAATTGAGTTTGAGTCAAACTTCGGCTGTTTCTCAACCTCGCTAATCTTCTTCCGAAAGTCATATCATCACCTTCTATTAATTCTTAATTTGTTGAATCATACATGAATCATACATCAATCATACATGTTTACTATTCCATTCTACCTTGTACAATCCACTAATTGTAACTTTTAATCACATTATCACGAAAAGTGAAATTTGAACATTGGTAAATATAAGGAAAATAGTAATTACTTACAAATGTTGTATGTTATTGTGAGTATTATCACCTTTTGTTATGAAAATTATACATAATCCTCACAGAAAATAAAAAAACGTATTGACTGTACACAAATTGTGAGTATAATAAGGATTATAAGGTCGCATTTAGTGAGGGGTGAACTTACAAAAGTGAAGAATAAGGTAATGAAATCTTTAAGAGGTGATCGAACGCAGCAACAAGTTGCAGATGATTTAAACATCGCTTCGACTACATACAACATGATTGAAAACGGAAATCGTTTTCCACGCAAAGACTTACAATTAAAACTTTCAAAATACTTTGGAGTAACAATTGAAGAGTTATTTTTTTCTGAACAAGTTCACGATGAGTGAGAATTAGGACACAAAACATTAGCATAAACATTAGTAAGGGGTGATAAAAATGGCTCTTCGGATCATCAAGAGGACTTTCGGCACAAAAGACATACAAGAAGCCTTTCAAGAAGCTTTAGAACCTTACTTCCAGGATGAAGTCACAATTGAAACGATTTTAAATAATCAAAAGGATCGTGAAGAGGAGGGAAAATAAATGCTTTCTTTATATGGTATGTGGCTTATTGTAGCAGTTGGTTTTGCTGCTTTGTTGGTTCTAAGAGCTGTAGGTCCACATTGGTATAAACAATTATTTGATAAGTATCTTTGGACAATTGGCGAGTAACAAATTTTTTTAACTAAATAATGGACAAGCAGGAGGAACTGATTAATGGGGAACTTACAAGTAGTTAATCACAATGGAGTAAATGTTATTAGTTCGGTAGAAGTTGCTGCAATGGTTGGTAGAGATCACAGCGATTTAATGAAGTCCATTCGTAAATATACAGAAACACTTCACTCGGCAAATCTTCCTAGTGAAACATTCTTTTTACCAAGTGAATATCAAAATTCAAGAAATCAAAAACAACCGTGTTTCCTACTTACTAAAAAAGGTTGCGATATGGTAGCAAACAAAATGACTGGTGAAAAAGGGATCTTATTCACAGCAGCTTACGTAGATAAATTTCATGAAATGGAAAAGGTAGTTACTCAACAATTACCACAAATGACACCATTACAAATGATTCATACCATGACAGATGAAATGATAAAGCAAGATAAGCGTTTAGAAAGCTTAGAAGATAAAGTAAATAACCAGTTAACTTTAGACTTCGGCCAACAAAGAATGGTCCAAAACGCTAAAAACAAGCGAGTTTATCAATTATGGAATAACGGAACAATTAACCAAGATATTTTAGATACACTTCCAAAAGTTCATGCTGCTATCGGTAGAGATTTGAAAAACGCTTTTGCAGTAAACAGTTTTAGAGATATTCGTAAACATGAGTATGAGGAAGCGATCAACTACATAAATGCTTGGAGACCTAGCTTAGTTTAACTTTTAGATCCTTCGCGAAATTTGATGATTGAAAACTGTCATAACTTTGAAGGGGGGTGAAGACAATGGAAAACGTCGGTGAATGTATTGGATGTAAAGAAAACATCTATAAAGGTGATGAAATACTTAGACATCCAAATGGCGGAAAGATTCATGATAATAATGATTGTTTTGAAGAGTACATTCGTGAAATTTGTTTTAGTACAAATGCATAAAAAAACAGCTAACCAAAGGTCAGCCATTTAATAAAGCCTAGGAACTTTAATTATATGCGTTGACTCCTAGAATATGCAATAGGAGGGAGAAAATTGGAAGAGGTATATGTATACGATGTTAACTATCGAATGCAATATCATCCAGAATTCCATCAGAAGCATGGTAAAAACTTCACTGAAGATGAGCTTGAGTATCTTTGTAAATACTACGAAGCAGACGATCTACAGACTGTAGCTTTTGCGCTTGAAAAAACTGAAGCAGCTATTCAAATGAAAGTAAGTAATTTAAGAAAAACAGGACTGTTCGAGTTCTATAAAAATAGAAATCTTTATTACTAAACGGAGGGGAACTATGAAAATTTCATTCGATTTTATTAAAGTAATTAATTTTAAAAACCATAAGGATTTAGCTATCAATTTTAAAGATATTACAAACATTGAAGGTCGTAACGGAGCTGGTAAATCAACAATAGGTGATGCGCCAACTTGGTTATTATTCGGTACTGATATCAATGGTAATAAATTAGATCCTAAACCCATTGGTGAAGATGATGTAGAAACTACGGTTTTACTAGTTCTAAATGTAGATGGAAAAGAATTTCAGTTAGCTAAATCACAAAAGAAAACAGCTAAATACTTTATCAACGAAGTGCCAGAAAAAGCTACAAAATTTAATGAACTTGTCAGTGAGTTGTTTGATAAAGATTTATTCTTATCAATTTTCAATCCTACTTATTTTTCTAGCCAAAATTGGCAGGACCAAAGAAAACAGTTGCTACAGTACGTTCCAGAACCATTAAACAAAGAAGTATTCGCGGAGCTTCATGAAATGTCCGTAAGCATATTAGAACCGGAATTTAAAAAACATAACATAGATGATTTAGAAAAAATACATCGTGATCAATACAACAAATTGGACAAGTCTTCCGAACGTGCTGGCGAAAGAGTAGTTACATTACGCGAGCAATTAGAAAAATTTAAGTTCGATAACTTAGATCGAGTAAACGAAAAGACATTACAGCAATTAGAAGTTCAAAAATCTGAAATCAATAAATTTCAATCCCAAAATCAACAAGTTAATAACAAGATATCCACAATTAGAGTAAAAATGTCAACGTTATATACGCAGTTAAAAAGACAAAGAGAAAAGGTTATAGCCATTAAAAATGAAGAGATCAATATGAATTGTAGTACTTGCGGTCAATTATTAAATGAAGAATCCATCGGAAAAGTTAAGAAGAATAAACAACTGGTTTTCTCTAAAGAAGTTGAGTACGGAAAAGAGCTATCAGCTGAATATTCGCAATTGAAAATGGAGTTAGAAGAACTTGAAAACACTAATCAGATTCCAATTGACCAGGACTTATTAGAGCAAATCAACAATGAAATTATTCAAATCAAAACTCAATTAAATCAAGTGAATCAGGTGGAACGACTTAAAGCTGAATTAATTGATGCTGAAGCTAATAAAGAAGAAATCCGCACCAAGCGAAACAAGTCATTAGCAATCATCGATGCAATTAAAGAATTTAGAACAAAGCGTTCTGAATTGATGATTAAAAAGATTGATTCATTATTTACGAATATCTCAGTTAAGTTGTTTGAGCAATTGAAGAACGGTGAAGAAAGAGCAACTTTTGAAATCGAAATGCATGGTAGACCTTTCAGTAAGTTATCAACTGCAGAACGCATTAAATGTGGTTTAGAACTTAGTGAAGTTCTATTGAAGCAATCTGAATTGATCGCTCCAACATTTGTAGATAATGCAGAATCGATTCTTAAATTCTCAAAACCTACTGGTCAGCTGATTGTAGCAAGAGTAGTAGACACAGATTTTAATATAAAAACTATTCAATTAGAGGAGGAAGTTGTAAATGTCTAATCAAGTAGCAGTTTCAAACACACAAGCAGTAGTAGGTACTTTCACACAAACGGAGCTGGATACATTAAAGCACACAATCGCGGTAGGTACTTCAAATGAACAGTTCGCTTTATTCGTTCAAACATGTGTTAATTCAGGTCTTAATCCTTTCTTAAATCAGATCTACTGCATTGTATATGGTGGAAAAATGAGCATCCAAGTAGCAGTTGAAGGTGTACTTGCATTAGCACGTAAACAACCAGGATTTAAAGGTGTAGATGTTGAGCTAGTCCATGAAAATGATGATTTCAAATACAATCCAGCTACTAAAGAAATTACTCACTCAGTTGGATTCCCTCGCGGAAAAGTAATAGGCGGATATGCAATTGCTAAGAAAGAGAACTTTACTGATGTTGTAACGCTTATGGAAGTAAGTGAAGTTGAACATATGACAAAAGGTAATAACAAAAATATGTGGACTAACTACTTTAATGACATGTTCAAAAAGCACATTATGAAACGTGCAGCAAAGCTTCAATACGGTATTGAAATTGCTGAAGACGAACAAATCGGTTCAAGTTCAGTAGATGAAGCTAAATCTGGTTATCGTAAAGAAATTACTCCTAATCAGATTCAAATTGCTGAAGGTGAAGTAATTGATCCAGAGGATGAAATGAAATCACGCTGGAGTGAAATTAAAAGCAAACAAGTTAAATACAGTCTAAGCGAAGATGAACTTAAGAACATAATCAAAATCAATTTCAATAAAGTAGCGAAAGAACTTACACTGCAGCAATTGGTTGGTTTATCAAAACTAATCGATTTAGAGGGCAAGAAAAAGAAAACTTCAGAACCAGAAGAGATTACTTTTGATGATTTAGACGAGTTTTAATCCACAACTTAGAAGGAGGATAATATGGCTGGTTGGATATCACTTCATAGGAAGGTCAGAGACCATTGGCTCTATAAAGAAAAAAGAGTCTTCTCTAAATTCGAAGCGTGGGTTGACCTTCTTATGGAGGTTAACCACCAAGATAATAAAGTTCTCTTAGGGAATGAATTAATCGAGGTAAAACGCGGTCAAACAATCACTTCAATGAGGAAATTATGTGACCGTTGGGGATGGAGTAATACGAAAGTAAAACAGTTTTTAACTCTGTTACAAAATGATGGGATGATGACCTATAAAAGCGACACAAAAAAGACGGTTATAACCATTGCTAATTATGAGCATTTCCAGAATATGAGTGATGAAAAAACATCACAAAACACACACGGAAACGACACGAAACAGACACGAAAACATACAAACAATAATGATAATAATGATAACAATGAAAATAAGGTTATATCTACTACTACTGGAATTGATCCTGAATACGGAGAATTAATAACTATTTTTGAAAATAACATCGGAATGATTGCAGGATCGATTAATGAAGAAACTTATTATGAATTTTATCAATTGCTCGGAAAAGAATTAATTATACATGCCATAAGAAAAGCTACTGAAAGAAATAAAAGAAGTTTTGGATATGTTAAATCCATTTTAAATAGTTGGATAAAAGCTAACTGCAAAACTGTAGCTGATGCTGAAGCATTTGATCAACAACACTTTAGTCAAAATAAAAAAGGGGTGAACCGAGTTGGAAAGTCTACAAGCGATACTAAAAAATACGACTTCTCAAACATCACCGTCAACACAAGGGAATAGATGTGATGAATGCGGTAGGAAACTAAAGATTCAAATAGATGGTGAAGAAAAGTGCTGGTACTGCGAAGTTGTTCTAAGTGAAGACAAACAAATTGTAGCATCGATGAATCTTCAAAATGAGAAACAAAAGATTATTAATTTGTATCGTGGTTTTGAAGATAGTAGTTTTATTAATCCTGAATTAAAGAAAGCAACGTTTAATAACTACAAAGTGGAAACCAAAGACCAAATTAATGCATTAAGGTTCTGTGAATCCTATGTAAGTCGTTTTAAAGGTGATAAACCAGAAAACTTATTTTTATATGGAACTCCTGGTATTGGTAAAAGTCATTTATCTGTATCTATTACGAAAGAATTGATGAAAAAAGGGATCGCAGCTGCATTCATTCCAGCTCCTAAAATATTCACTAAGATTAAAGAAACGTGGTCGAAGAATTCAATTATAAGTGAATCGGAATTTTTAAGGTCGTTAGCAACTATTGATTGTTTAGTAATTGACGATATTGGAACGGAATACAGAAGTAACAAATTGGATGAAGAAGATTCGTGGGCAAAGAAGAAGCTATTTGAAGTAATAGATAGTCGAGTCGGTCGTTCAACAATTTATACAAGTAACTATGATCCTAACAATCTATTAGAAATGTATGGTGAACGAGATTTTAGTCGAATGATTCAGCATACAACGATTTTGGAAATGTATGGTCAAAATAATCGAATGAAAAATATTAAAGAGGGTTAAGGTATGTGCTCAAAAGTAATTGAAGTTTATCCAGGTGTAATTCAATTTCAATCATGTTCGTGTAGTGATTGCTTAGCGAAGAAAGAAGCAACTAAAGAGTTTTATAAAAAATTCGATACTCTGTATGAGCAATTCCAACTTAAAAAAGGAAGCTCCTGATGAGCCAATCAAACAATCAGGAGCTAGGAGTTGCGTGATAAATGCCTCTTGGACAAGGCTTGGTCTAATTATATACAAGAAAACTTTAAAATATACCTAATTTTTCGGAGGAATTCATGAAAAAGAAAGGTTGGAATGACTTATTCAAAACAGATGAGATAAAAACGGATGAACAAGAAATTGTTCGTCCTGGCATCTGTACAAATTGTGGACATGGTTATTTCAAATTAAAAATTGTTAAACGTCGCTTACTCAGAGGATGTAAGAAGTGTGGCGAGGTTATAGATCCGGAAAATATGAAAGTTCTTAGGAAGGGGAAAAAACAATGATTATTACTACAACTACTGAATTAATTGCAAAATGCTTATCACGTACAGAAAGTTTTGCAGTAAAAGAGTTCTTCAATGCAATTAAAGGTGAGGAAAAAGGAAAAATGAGCATGAGAACCTTATCAGCAACTAATTCAATAACTGTAGCTGCACTTAGAAAATTAGAGATAGTTGGAATTCTTAAGACTCGTAGTTTAGGAGCTAAGGGTACACGTTATCAAATTCTAAATATGGCTGCTCTTAAAGATGTTGTAAGGAATTTAAACATATGAGTAATCAGATTAATTTCACAATATATGGAGAACCAGTTGCACAGGGTAGACCAAAATTTACTACGTTTGGTGGAAATGTTCGAGCATACGATCCAAAAAAATCAAAGGATTTTAAAGAGTACTGCAAATTAGCTGCAGCTGATTATAGACCAGAACAACTTTTAGAAGGTCCATTAAAGCTAGAAGTTAAAGTTTATAAATCCATTTTAAAAAGTTTTTCTAAGAAAAAAGCAATTGCAGCAGAGCAAGGTATTTTAAGGCCAACAACTAAGCCAGATGTAGACAACTATGTCAAAGGAGTTAAGGATGCTCTTAAATCAATCATCTGGAAAGATGACAGCCAAGTAGTAGAGCTGACAGTTAGTAAATGGTATAGCAATGCACCACGTATTGAAGTAACTATTAATCAATTATTCTAGGAGGATTATTTAAATGGCATACGTTGAATTTAAAGCATTAGTTAAAAAGGTAAATCTTAAACCAAAGGGTGTAAAAGAAATTGTTTTAGAAATTAACGGTACTGCTTTAGATGGCAAGTTAGACCAGCTCTCAGAAATGATTGACCAAAAAGTCGAAGTGAATTTGGATTCGTTAGTGGTTAATTACAACGTCACTATTAATGCTAAAACAAATAAACCTATCACTGAATACAAGGTTGATGATAAAGGTGTTGTTTCAGAGGTACAGCCTACACATGAACAATTAGAAGCAGATTTGGAACTACCACCTGAAAAGGTTAAAACACGAATTGAAGAAGAGCAATTGGATCGTGAAATTGTAGATAACTTCATATTGAGTGGATTATCACCAAACTACACTGATTTACCATATGATTTTGCAAACATTGTAAAACGAAAAATCGAAGGTGAATCATACTATAAATTGGCCAATGAACTAGGAATTTCTTCTGGAAAGATTGTTGAATTTGTGGATGAGTATCGCAAACGGGTAGCTGCATCTGCTGTAGCATGGCATGAATGGAAAGAAAATCAAGAAACAGGGTCTACAAGCGAAGAAGAGCAAACAAGTAGTGAAGAAGTCGTTCCAGAAGAACAAGTTGCTGAAACGGTTGAAGAAACTGAAGTGGAGTCTTCTGATCAAGAAGACGTAGAAATAGATTTTGAATCGTTTGATAATGAAGAATTTTAATTGAACATGTAGGAGGTTTTTCCTCCTGCTTTTATAAAATCGAATAGGGTGAATTTCGTGTTTAAAAGGCTCATAGAGAAGTTTTTTAATAAGGTAATAGGAAAGTACCCAAAATCCAAAAAAGAATCAAAATCAGTAAAAATTCCAAAGGATTACGAAGAGATTTTCGAAGGTGATCCCCAATTAGGCAATGAGAGTAATGTAATTTATTTCAAGAGGTGAGCTAAGTGGAGACTTGCAAATATCCTGGATGCGGATATAAAGCTGATTTTATCTCAAAAATCCATTGTCGTATCAATCATGGTATGGAACGTGAAGAGATTGAAAAGGCATTCGGCCAAGGTACGGAATTAAAAAATAACCGTGCGAAAATGAGTTTAATGAAATGGATTCCAACAAAAGCACAATTCAAACGTGCCGCAAAGTATGGAGTTAATGAATCGAATCTTAAAAACCGTGGTAGTTTAGGTTGGGATCAAGAGAGAGCAATTACTACTCCTATTTATTCGTTAAATGAAGCAGGTCGTAATGGTGCTAAAAGTTCAGATTTTAGTTTTAAAGGGAGGAAGAAGAAATGAAAAGACAATTCAAGCCAAATAACAAGGTTAAACACTTTGAAAACAAGGCTAAGAGGTATTTAGCGATTGGTAAATGGCATGAACAAAGATATGATAGCGCCAAGTTAAATTTGAATTTCTTACAAGAACGTTTTGATAGTAAGAACAAAGAGCATGAGCAATTATACAGCCAATTTCATGGGTTAAGAAATGAATACTTTGAGCAAAAAGATGAGCTCAGCAAAGTAAACCAAGAGATTCTTCACTATCAAAAGAGAATTGATGAGCAAATGATCCGTTTCAATAAAAACGAAAATGAATTGATAAAAGAAGTTATGGATCTTGAAAGTAAGTTGGATATGAAGGATAAACAACTACTTGGAGTTAGTATCTGGTTCACTTTTTATGTAGCGTTTGATATCGTTGGATATTTTATTTGAGGAGTGAGGGATATGAAACAAGGTAAACGTCCAACTAGAAGACAAGCTGTCTTGATAAAATCATATGGTTTAAAGCATGAGAACTGGCTGATCGTTAAAAACCTACCAGATGAATTGCATATTGCACATCGAGAGACTGGTAGTAAAAAGGTTTTACCAAATACCTAACAACTCCTAAGTTGAAGGAGGCATAAAAATGAATATTGAACAACTTTCATTTATTGATGAAATAGATGAGAAAAAGGTTAGAAGGGCAGTTATTAAGCAGCTAAAACGCTTTAAAGCTTTAAGGGTTGCTGTACAAAATAAAGATGAGCAAATAGCTGAAGGTGTAGAGAATCCATTTCCTAAGATCGTTGATAAAGAAAAGGAAAAGCGATTTAAAGTAAAGCAAATGGAACGGGCTATAGAATATGCGCTAGATGATATTGAACGAGAAGTAATTGAAAAAAAATATCTTTCTTCTAGTCGTGTTAAAGATATTAATTTATATTTGGATTTAGGAATAACTAAAGATCAATATTATGAACATAAAAGACAAGCTATTTTTGCATTGGCAGAGGCACTCAATATCATTTGAGTGCCTTTTCTCTATTTAAGATTTCGAGACAATTTTTTAATATCGTCTCATTACCTATTATGACTAAAGTGAGTTTTTTTCTTGCTCTAGTTAAAATTTGTAACAGCATTTTAACCGGATGATAGTATGTATCTTTAATATAAATTAATTTTTTATGATGATACTGAAAATTGTTATCTATAACAACCGCGACATTATCAAATTCTTGTCCAATTACCTTATGAGCACTTTCTCCACGATTAAATAGATACTTATCAAATGACTCAACATGCTTTAACGAGGCTGAGTAGTTTATAATCTCCCAATCTTCTTCCTTTAAAATATCAAGATACTTTAAGGTAGAATCATTCGTTGAAAAATATTGGATATTAATATTAGAGTATGATTCGTTAGGATTTTGTTTTGATAAATCTAAAAAGTTTTTAATAAATGAGGCAATTTCTTTGTTTGTTCTAATTTTTTCTGTTAATGGATAGTATTCCGGTGAAACTTCATCAATTATGTAATTTGGAATATCATTTTGAATTTCTCCATCGTGCATACACTGTTGAGGATCGAATGAAAATATACATTTTACTTTAAGTTCTTTGATTTTGTCTAATAGTATTTTGAGTTGACTTTTATTAACTCGTTGAACTTCATCAAAAATGATAAGTTCATATTTACTAACATCATATGACCAGTAATTTTTCATTGGAACTATAGTCCAGGAATATTCTAGATTTAAATTACGATGTCCAATGTTTAGATTCCCACAGTGAAAGATAAGAACATTTTTATTACTATTTAAGTATTCCTTAGCAATATCATAAACTAATAGAGTTTTTCCAGTCCCAGCGGAACCTTGAATTGAGGCGAATTTTGAGCCATCTAATGTACTTAAGGATAGGATGTCTTTTTTTATTTTTTCTTGATTTTCATTTAAAAAGTAGTTTCCGTTAATGAACTTTTCAGTTGAATTAAAGGGAGAAACTAAATAGTTTGTAGGATCAAATAATTTATCTAAATCATGGTATATCACATTTTGTTCATTTAATTTTTCTATTAAAAATTGAAAGTTTGTTTCAACAAGTTCTTCCTTCTCATTAAAAAAATACAGTCTTTTCTCATTTACTACATATGTAAAATTAAATACTTCTAACTCTAAGAAACCTAGATAGTATTTATTCCTTTCCAATTGTTTTATTATTTTTTCTTGAGTGCTTTCGCCTTTAATTTCAACATTAACAACACTGTGTTCACTAAATCTTAATAAGTCAAACTCTTTGCTGATTTGTTTGATGGTATAACCTACGTAAAATCCATTAAGAATTTCTAAATCGTAAGAATTTACTTGGATGCAATCTATTAATGACTTAATATCAGAAGGTTCGTTTTTCTTAAGTTTAATATTAAAATTTTTAAGATATGTTTTAAAAACTGATGGATCCATATCATCATGGGCATCTACTAATGATAATAAATTAATTGGTTTCAATATATTATTCCTTTCGTAATTAGATTATTTTTCCAATTATTACTATATAATTTTTCTGAAAATAAAAGAAGTAGTTTCTTAATATTTGACTACTTTCGATAAAATCTAGATAAAAATAAGGACAAATTTAGGGATATTTCAGGGGAAGTTTTGAATTATCATAAAAAGTAAACTTTTCTTATCAGCTTAATTCGTAGCTGATGGGAGAAGCATAAACTCCTGTATCAATTATGTAACTCGATTAATCGATGGTACTAGGTTGGTACCTTAGCAGCTAGTCTGCATAGGTTGAGGCGAGGCAGGAGTTAAGAGTACTCCAATGATTTATTCTTTGTAAACTAGATCTGTTAGAGAGGTTTCCCCTTCCTTCGGTTTTCTAATGGGTCTAGTTTAGAGGGAATAAAGCTTCTTTTGTCGAATGATAGGACTAAAGGAGGTGATTAGTATGTTTTTTGATGTGCATTTTAAAAGTGTAAATGGGCAAGAAATTAGATTCAATCAAGTTGAGAGAGAATCAGCAAATGTTCTTACCAGAGAGATAACAAACAGCAATTCAAACTGGTTTGGAAATGAATCACAAAGAGTTAACTTAAATAATGTTATCGAGTTTAGACTTATTGAAGTAGACAAAGATGGTTACGCGGTTGATAGACCTGGATTTGATATAGTGTAATTTCAGAACCGACATAAATTATGTATATGATATCCATTTCTAGTTTACATAATAGTTGTATTAGGAAGTTGAGATGTATGGCAACCCTTATATATAAGGGTTCGAGCTAGGTGGATGTTTCTTGTTTATTCATGTTTTTATACAATGTAGATAAATCAAGGATTTTAGAGACTTGGATTAAGTGCCAAGTCTCTTTATTTTGCATAAAAACATGAATAAATAAAACATTTGGAGGTGAGGTGTAATGAGTGGCTAGAGAGAGGAATCCCAACAGAGATAAGGCTTTTGATATTTTTCGAAGTCATAATGGAAACATTACAAATCGTGAAATTGCTAAGCAACTTGGTGAAGATGAAAAGAAAGTAGCAGTATGGAAACAACGTGATAAATGGAATGTTGTACAACAAAAGGCTGAAAATGTTGTACAACAAAATAAGAAAAGAGCTAGAGGTGCACCTAAAGGTAGTAAGAACGCTTTAGGGAACAAAGGTGGTCATGGTGGACCAATTGGGAATGATAAAGCAGTTAAACATGGTTTCTTTGCTAAGTATCTTCCAAAGGAATCGTTAGATATCATCGAAGAGCTTCAAGAACTTAGTCCTTTAGATATTCTTTGGCAACAAATTAATATTCAATACGCAGCTATAATAAGAGCGCAAAGAATAATGTTTGTGACTAATAAGTGTGATATGACTAAAGAACTTAAGAAAACTAGGGAAACTGATGCTACTTCTGAAAGAGAGTATGAGATCCAATTTGCTTGGGATAAGCACGCTAGTTTTCTTACTGCACAATCAAGGGCTATGTCAGCTTTAAATAGCTTAATCAAGCAATATGAAGAGTTATCTAATACTGAAGAGCAACAATTACGCATTAAGAAGCTTAAAGGTGAAATTGCTAAGATTGAACGTGATATAAATAACGATGATGAAGACGATTCAATCCAAATTGTAATCAAGCGAAAAGGTGAAGGCTGATGGTTGAAAAAGAAGTCAATCCTCATTTTGAAGATTTCATTTTTGATTGGGAACATAAGTATTACTTCCTGGTTGGTGGTTATGGATCATCTAAAAGTTATCATGTTGCTCTTAAATTAATCCTAAAGCTAGTTGAGGAAAAACGTACAGCTCTAATCGTTCGTGAGGTTTATGATACGATTCGAGATTCTTGTTTCGCCCTACTCGCTGATATTGCAGACGAATTAGGCTTATATAGCACAAGGAAAGAAAAGGGGAAAATACAATTTACATCCTCGCCAATGCAAATAAGATTTCCTAATGGTTCTAAGATCATCTTTAAGGGTATGGATAAGCCAGAGAAATTAAAGTCAGTGCATAATGTATCAATCGTTTGGCTTGAAGAGTGCAGCGAAACAAAATATGCAGGGTATAAAGAGTTAACAGGACGTTTAAGGCATCCAACTTTTAAAACGCATATCATTCTTTCAACAAATCCTGTTGGGAAAAGCAATTGGAGTTATAAGCATTTCTTCAAGAATGACAAAACAAAGTATCATGTGCTGAATGATGAAGAGTTATATAAACAACGAATCATGGTTGTAAATAAAACATACTATCACCATTCAACAGCAGACGATAATTTGTTTTTACCAGAGGATTACATTGAACAATTAGACGATTTAAAGAATCATGATCCAGATTTGCACAGAATAGCCCGTAAAGGAGAGTTTGGAACGAACGGGATTAAGGTATTACCTCAGTTCGTAGAAGCTCCGCACGAGGAAGTAATGAATAAAATCAGAGCAATCAAGAAGCCACTCTATAAAAACGGTATGGACTTCGGGTTTGTAACATCCTACAACGCATTGCTAAGATTGGCCATCGATCATGATAAAAAAATACTTTATATCTATTGGGAGTATTACAAAAACCAACAAACAGACGATAAAACGGCTGAAGATATTAAAGAATTTAAAGTGTCTGGCGAGCTAATTAAAGCAGATTCAGCAGAGCCAAAAACAATTGCTTTCTTTAAGCAAAACGGTTTTAAAATGAAGCCTGGTAAGAAGTTTCCTGGTTCAAGGCTTCAATATACAAAGAAGGTTAAACGATTTAAAAAGATTATTTGCTCTAGCAATTGCGTTAATACAATTGATGAGCTAAAAGATTTAACATTCGCAGTCGATAAACAAGGGGAAATTATTGAAGATGAATTTAACATCGATCCTCATACGTTTTCGGCTATTTGGTATGCTCTGGATGATTACGAGGTATCTGATTTGAAAGGTAACTCAGTAAGAAGCATGAGTAAGTCCGAATTAGGATTGTAGGAGGTGAGAACGTGTTTAGAACAGAACTTGAAGCGCATTCTAAAGAAGAAGTTAGGTTGTTTGTTGAAAAGCATCGTAGTGATATTTTGCCCAAGCTTAAATACCTTAAAGATTATTATAAGGGCGAACATGAAATATTAAATAAAACGATTGATGATCCATCTAAACCTAATAATAAATTGGTGAACAACTACTCAAAATATATTACGGATATGAACGTAGGTTATTTTGTAGGAGTTCCAATTTCATACACAAATACAGATGATAAGTTAATGAAAGCTTTAGACGAGATTAACGATTACAACGATGAGCAATTAGTAAACCTTGAAATTGCTAAAGAGGCATCGATTGCTGGTTTAGCTTATGAAGTTCTTTACTCAGATAAAGACTCAAAACCAAGATTTAAGAAATTAGATGCTAAAAATACATTCGTTGTACGAGATAATACGCTAGAGGATAATATCGTTTATGGTGTTTATTACCGAGTAACTAAAGATGCAAAACATACTGAGATTATTTATGCAGATGTATATGAAACAAATAAGATTTACCACTACTCAATTAAAGCAGGAAACATCACTTTAGATGATGAGGAAGAACATTTCTTTGGAGATGTACCTATTAATCCTTATTTCAACAATGAGGAGCATATGGGTGATTTTGCTACAGTTATTTCTCTGATCGATGGTTACAATAAAACACAATCTAATACACTTGATGATATGGACCAATTCACAGATGCTTATCTAATGCTTAAGGATATGAATGGTACAACTAGCGACGATGTGAAGGATATGAAAAATAATCGAATTCTGCTAGTAGATGAGAAAGGCGATGCTAAATGGCTCGTTAAAGACATCAATGATGCATGGGTAGAAAACTACAAAACTCGATTAGATGAAGATATTCATAAATTTAGCAACACACCAGCTCTTGATAGTAATGGAGCTGCTGGTTCTAAAACAACAATTGAAATTAAAATGAAATTGTTAGGCATGGAACAGAACAGGGTTAATAAGGAGCGCTACTTTAAGAAGTCATTACAAAGACGTATTGAAATGCTAGTAAACTTCTTAAATATTAAAGGTGCTAATTATGATTACCTAACAGTAAAGCCTGTATTCACTGCTAACATTCCACAGAATGCAGTAGAGCTTGCAGCTTTAGCTAAGGATCTTGTGGGAGTAGTGAGTGATGAAACATTACTTTCTAACCTTCCTATGGTCGAGGATGTGCAAGAGGAAATGAAGCGTAAGAAACAAGAAGATGCAGAGAAAGAAGAGAAATTTAAAAAGTTAATTCCAATCAATACAAATCATACAAATCTTAAGGGCAATAAACCAGGCAACTCAAATTAAGAGGGGCTTTTTTTTATTTGAACTTATTAGGAGGAAATACATTGAAAAACGTATTATCTAAGAAAAAATTTGGATTACCTTTAAACTTACAACTATTTGCAGGAAACGAAGGAGATCCACAAGATCCGAATCCTCAAGATCCACCAAAAACTTATACAGAGGAAGAGCTTCAAGCTAAACTACAATCTGAAACTGACAGACGTGTCACTGAAGCGTTGAAGAAGCAGCAAGCGAAATGGGAAGAAGAGTATAAGACAAAGCTAGAAACTGAGAAGCAAGAAGCACAGCGATTAGCTAAACTTTCTGCTGAAGAGCAAGAGCGTGAAAAGTTTAAAAAGGATCGTGAAGCTTTTGAAGCAGAGAAGATACAACATCAACGTGATGCTTTAGAACTTCAAACAACTAAGATTTTAGCAGATAAGAAGCTTCCTACTCAATTCGCATCTTTCCTAATTACTGAGAATGATGCAGATAAAGTAAAAGCTCATATCGATTCATTTGAGCAAACTTTCCAGGCAGCTGTACAAACAGCAGTTGAGGAAAGAATGAAAGGCACTGCACCAAAGCATCCAGGTACAAATGACAATGCTCCTTTAACTTGGGAGAGTGCTTTAGCAGATTACTATAAAAAATAACAAGGAGGGCATGACACATGCCGGTTACTTTAGCACAAGCAAACGCAACAAAAGTAAATAAAATCGATCAAATTTTAGTTGATACTTTCCGTAGAGCATCTCATTTATTAGATTCTCTTACTTTCGATGATGCTGTTTCACCAGGTACAGGAGGAACAACTTTAACTTACGGATATACTCGTTTAAAAACTGCATCTTATGCTGCAACTCGTGCGCTTAACAGTGAATACACTGCGGGTGAAGCAGAACGTCAACCAGTAACTACTAACCTAGCAGTATTAGGTGGTAAGTACCAAGTAGACCGCGTAATCCAAAGAGCATCTGGTAACTTAAATGAAATTGGTTTCCAAGCAGATCAAAAAATGAAAGCAACAGTTAACCAATTCCACAACTTAGTTATCAATGGTGATAAAACATCTGATGCTAACGGATTCGACGGATTAAATAAAATCCTAGTTGGCCAACCTACTGAGAAAAATACAGGCGCAGTTATTGACCTTTCTACTGGTGCATTAATCACTACTAACTACAAAGCTTTATTATTTGCGATCGATGATTGGTTATCTGAGTTCGATGGTCGTCCAGATGCGCTATTAGTAAACTCTAAAATGAAACTAGTTATGCAAGCAGTAGCTCGTGAAGCTGGCTATAAATCAGCAGTTGAGGATGCTTTTGGTAATAAAATTGATGCTTACGATAACATCCCATTAATCGATCTTGGCTGGTACGCTTCAAATAATGCTGGTGCAACGCAAACGACGCCAGTTTCTCAAATCGTTAACCGTACTGTCGGAACTGCTCAAACAGGTTTAACTGATATGTACGCAGTTCAATTAGGCCTTGATGCATTCCACGGCATTTCTATGGTTGGCGATTCAATCGTTAACCAATACCTACCAGACTTATCTTTACCAGGTGCAGTTAAAGACGGTGAGATTGAGATGGTAGCGGGTGTCGCTTTAAAGAACACTCGAAAAGCTGGTGTATTACGTAATATCAAAATTCAATAATTGATAGGGGGATAACTTATTATGAAATACAAAATCACAACACCAACTGAATTTACAGGCTTAGGAGCAGGAGACTTACCTTTCTTACAAGGCGTAGCACATACTGATGATGAATGGATCGCAGCATGGCACGAGTCGAACGGCTATAAGGTAGAAAAAGTAAAAGCTAAAGCAGCAGCTACAACTGAAACAACTAAGTAAGAGAGTGGATTTATTCCCTCTCTTTTTTCATGGGTAAGGGAGGGAAACCATTTGAAAGATCAAGAGTATTGGATTGAACGAATAGGAAATATAACCGCAAACGTTTATAACGATATTGAATCAAGAAGCGCAATCTTAACTGGCTATTATTCAGATGCTTATGCAGAGATTATTAGCTTAATTGGGGCGCTTTATGCTAAACATTCCAAACAAGGTGAGTTAACTTATCAAGAGATGAGTAAATATCATCGAATGGTGACTTTAGAAAGCCAGGTAAGAGATATTATTAATGGCCTTGGTCAGACTGAGATAGAAGCGAATGAAGACTTTTTAATCGATGCGTATGAGCAAACATTTGAATCGATTAATGAGTTTTATAAAGGTATTGGCTTGAAGTCGAATCTTATCAAGATTAATAAAAAAGCTATCGAGAAAGTTATTTACTATCCTTGGAGTGGCGCAGACTTTTCTTCAAGAATTTGGAATAACAAAACAGCACTAATCAATGGTTTAAGAGAAACATTAGTAAGAGGATTTATACAAGGCCAATCAATTGATGTTATGTCTCGAAATCTTGAGAACAAATTAAACTCAGCGATGAGAGATACAAAGCGTGTAATACGCACTGAATCGGCTCATGTGATCAATCAAGCTAGTATGGACTCATATATCCAACTAGGACTTAAACAAGTTATATGGCTAACAAGACAAGATGAGCGCACATGTGAAGAATGTGGGCCATTAGACAATGAAAAAATGACAATGGATAGTGGACTACTGAAATATAAGGGGAACTTTATCAGCAATCCTTATCATCCGAATTGTAGATGTGCAGTTGCTCCATATTCAAAAGAAATCAATAAATACCTTTAATTAGGTGGTGATTATATGCCAATTTCAGAAGTAAAAACATTAATAGGTATATCAGACAATAGCAGAGATAATGAATTAAACATTATTATTAACAATGCTGCTTCTTTAGTTAGAGAGTATCTTGGGTTATCTACCGTTCCAGCTTCATTAAATTGGATCGTAGATGAAATTAGTATTACCAGGTTTAATCGATTGCACTCTGAAGGAATTTCACAGGAAAAAATAGACACTGTCACGACAACATACTCTGGTAATCTATTAGATCCATATAAAGAAACACTCGATAAGTACCTAGAGAATAATGCAACTGAAAGTAAACAGGGTAGGCTGCGAATGCTATGAGAACAGATGCAAAAGCAGTTTTTTATAAATATACAAGGGTTTCAGATGGTATAGGTGGCACAACAAAAGGACCAGAACAGATTGTATTTACTGGCTACGGTTGTTTGTCTAATGTTGAAAATCCAAGAAACCAAAAAACAACCCGGGTTAATATTACAAAAGAAGCTAAGTTTTTCTTAAAAGGGGTACAACCTCCAAACGATGTGGATTTTGTAGTAATCAATGGTGAGCGATTTAAAATTGCAGACATTGAGAACTTTGGGAAAGTCACTTCTTATACATTAGGGAATGGTAGCCATGTTACTCTTTGAGTTTAATAATGTACGAGAGTTCAAGAAGAGCGTAGGCGAATTGAAAGCAGAAATGGAAGCCGATATAAAGGCAGAAGTTAAAAACGCTACATTAGCCATGGAAACACGAATTAAAAGGGATGCGCCTGTTAATGAGGGTGATTTACGAAAAAGTATTGATCATGAATTTACAAATGGTGGATTGGTTGGTACTGTATACACCACAAAAGAACATGCTCTCTATAATGAATTTGGTACAGGTATTTATGCTGTAGAAGGAAACGGAAGGAAAACACCTTGGGCTTTTCCTAAACGAGCAGCAGGAGCTAAAGAGTACAATTTCCCAATTATTATGATTAATGGAGAAGAGTTTTATTTAACTCATGGACAAAAGCCACAACCATTTTTCTTTAAAAACTTTGACTATATTCGACCTCGCTTTGAGAGAGAACTTGAGAAAATTATAAGAGGTAGGTGAATTAAATGGGAGCTTCAGTTGAGCTTCAGAAAGCTGTTTATAATGCACTTAATGGAACGTATCCAGTATATGATGATGTTTCAACACCTCTACAGATGCCATACATACTAATTGGTGATGAAACTTTAAATAGGAACGATCCAAAAGGCGAGCAACTTTCTGAATTTGTTCTTACAATTCACTCTTTTAGTAATTATTCTGGCTCTAAACAGGCGAAAGAAATGAATGAATACATTATTAATAAGTTAGTAGATCAACGAATTACAGTAACAGGATTTACTGTTTGTCGTAATGGGTTAGAACTAGCAGAAGTTAATAAAGAATTAGATGCGAATCGTGTTACCTTGTCTGATAACGTAATTATTTATCATGGCATTGTACAGGTTCGTTTTCATTTATATAAAGATTCTTAAGGAGGATAACCAATGTTAAAACTTAACTTACAAACATTCGCAGGCGCTTCTAATGGTCGTTACTTCTATGTTGATGTAAATACTGGTACTGATGCTGCTCCTGTTTGGACTAAAGTAGGTGGGCAACGAGATGCAAGTCTAGAGCTGTCAAAAGATGCTATTGAAACTACTTCTAAAACATCTTCTAACGGATACAAAGAGAAGGATCATGGATTAAAAGAATGGTCTATTGAATTTGATTCATTATTTGTTAAATCTGAAGCAGGCTATGCAGCTTTATTAACTGCATTCGATCAAGATAAAGATATTAGCATTCGTATTTCTGATGGTACTGGCACAGGTTCGGCAGTAGCTTGGAAAACTGGTAAGGGTATTATCACTAAAATTAATACTGAATTACCTTATGAGAAAGAAGCAACTTACTCTGTGAGTATTGAAGGAAATGGACCACTAACTTAATAAATTTTAAAAGGAGAGGGAACAATTATGAAACGTATTGTAACTATTAAAACTCAAGATAAAGAAAGACATATGCGCTTTGGAACAAACCAGGTAGTAGAAGTTGAGGAACAATTAGGAACTAGTTTAATGGATGTAATGGATAATCCTAAATTTGGAACTATGCGAACGATTTTTTACGCTGGCCTAAAGTGGGAAGATAAAGAACTTACTCCAGAAGTAGTAGGGGATTTTATGGATGATGTTATTGCAGAACATGGTTTCGAGTATCTGGCTGATAAGATGGGCCAAGCAATTGAAGGAACATTTGGAGATAAACCCAGTGCCATTGAAGGAGAAGCGAAAGCTTGATGTAGAAAAGCTTTTTTCTATCTCCTGTGGTAAAAACGGAGTAGATCCAATTCAATTTTGGGAGCTTACACCTTTAGAGTTAATGTTGATCGATGAGGGTAGGCAAGAACACTATGAGATTATTAGGGCTGCATTTCAAACTGGTTATGTTTCTGCTAAAACTGGTAAAAAATATGAACTGTTTAAAAAGCCTGGAATGCAAAAAATTTCTAGTGAAAGAACAGCCGAACTAGAAAAAGAGTTCGATAGTTTAGATGAGTAGCCAAATGGCTACTTTTCTTTTTATGAAAGAGAGGTGAGATTATGGAAAGAAGAATGGAAGCCATTGTTGGAGTAGATACATCTGAATACGATAGAGGGATGGATGAAGTAGCTAGACGAGCCGATATTGTCTCAAGTCGTATGAGGGCAGCAATGAGAACTGCTAGGGCTGCAATGTTACCTTTTAAAATTCAATTGCAAGATGTTAGAGCAAGGTTTATGGATCTTGGTATGAGTATGGATTCTTATAGAGGAACAAATGCTCAATTCATGAATGATGTAAGAATGTTAGGAGCTGAATACAAAGCAGCTACAGATGCAATGATTGCTAACAACAATTATTTAAGAGGAAGTTTCTTAATGACTGTTGGAACGTTCATGAATATGACAACTCAAGCACAAAGAATTAGCGATAACTATAAACGAATGAGAAACCCAATGTATAGAGTAAATGGTGCAGGATTAGCTATTGCTGGTGCTATGAATCGAATAGCTAATAATGGTAATGCTGCTGTACTTGCATTGAAACTCTTAGGACCTACTGCAAACATGAAAAAGCTTCGTGATATGCAAATGATGATTACTCAAGGCTTAATGAGGTTTCAAATGGTTGCTATGGGTGCTGCTGTGGGTTCTGCTCTTTTATATGGCGCTTTACATAAAGGAGCTATGAAAGCAGATAAAGAGTATAAACAGCTTTTTGAAACAATGAGTAAGAATGTTAAGAAAGCATTTGAGCCTATGATTCAAGCTTTTGCTTCTGTAATGAAGCCTGTTTTTAGATTTATCAATGCAATAGCTCACATTATTACCAAGTTTAATGAAGCTCATCCTACATTAGCAAAATTCATTCAAGGGATCATGATGCTCGTTCCAATACTTACTCTACTCCTATCACCTCTTGCAATAGGTATAGGATTATTAGCAGGATTCCAAGCAGCTCTTTCTAGTCTTTGGGTATTTATAGGTCCAGTTATTACAGGTTTAGCTGCCATGAGTGCTACAGTTTGGATTGTAGCAGCAGCCATTGTTGCACTAGTAGCAGTATTTACTTATCTATGGAAAACAAATGCAACCTTTAGAGATAATGTCATTTCTGCATGGACTGCTATAAAAAATGCAGCGATTAAAGCATGGGATTATGTATTAAACACTGTATTAGTTCCTACATGGAACGCTATAGTAAGTTTTGCTAAACAGATTTGGGGAAGCCTAAAAGACTTCTGGAAACAAAATGGAGATAACATTAAAACAATTGCTAAAGTAGTTTGGGATTTTGTAAAAACGTATGTTGTTAATAACGTAAAAACGATGGTTGCAACTCTAAAAATCTTATGGAATGTATTAAGCTCTGTTGTTACATCGTGTTGGGATCACATTAAAGGTTCTATTTCTGGAGCTGTAAAAGTCATTTCTGGTATTATTGGAGTTTTTGTTTCAGTTTTAACAGGTGATTGGAAAGGCGCTTGGGAAAATGTGAAGAAAATTGGTCAAGGGGCTTGGGAGTTCTTAAGTAATGCAGCCCAGTTAGGTGTAGATGCTTTACTAGGTGTTATTAGAGGTATTGGAAAGTCTATTGGTGGAGAGTTTGAAAAAATGTCTCAATCCTTCTATAACGCTGGTAAAGGCTTCATGGAACAATTGATTAAAGGTATAGGATCAATGGTTTCTAAAGTAACATCTAAAATTGGTGAAGTAGCTAGCCAGGTTCGAGATTTCTTACCGTTCTCTCCTGCTAAAACAGGTCCATTAAGTGATTTAGATAAATTAGATTTTGGAGGGCCGATTGTTACAAGTATCAAAAAAGCTACTCCAATGGTACAAAATTATATGCCTGGTTTAGTTTCGTTACCAACATTAGGAGTTAATACAACTAATAACTATGCTAAGTCTGGTAATACATTTAATTTCTATCCTCAAAAAGCAGTCATAAATGAAGATGATATAGTTCGTCAATTCCAAAGAATGGAGGTGCTATATGGCTGATAAAACTTATTGGATTGATGCTAATGGCACTGAATATTCTTTTGATACACCAAATATAAAAGTGCTATTAGGTATGCGAGGGAAATTCATGCCACCTATCGAGTATGTGGAGGATGAAATTCCTTTGCAACCTGGAACTGTACCTAGAGCTTTCAAAGTTAAACCAAGGGATGTAGATATTCCTTTACAATTTAAAGCGAATTCTGAAGTTGAATTAAGAAACCTTGTAAGAAGCACTTTAAGAATGATTAACCCATTAAAGAGAGATGGACAAATAAAAGTTGTATCATCTGATGGAAGTCAAAGGGTGCTTAATTGTCGTTATACTGGAGGATTTGAAGGGGATGAAGGACAGGAAAACAGTGGTATTCTGTGGCAAAAAGCCTTACTAAGCTTTAGAGCCTTTGATCCATTTTGGTATGACTCTAGTACGGTTGTTCAAACATTCACTACTGGACAGCCAGCCACTTTCTTTCCTTTCTTTCCTCTACGTTTATCATCTTCCACAGTGTTTGCAGATATTGCTATAAATAATCGTGGAGATGTAGAAACCTATCCAGAGTGGATTATCAAAGGGCCTGGAAATGGAATTGTTATTCGTAATTTAACGACAGGTGAAGTTATTAATATAAATACAACACTTAATGTAGGTGAAACGGTAATTATTAATACTAAACCTCTCAAGAAATCGATTAAGAAAACAGATGGAACGAATTTATTCAGCGCTCAGTCGGATGATTCATCATTTTGGGCTTTACAGCCTGGTCAAAATAGCATAAGGATTGAGATGTCTAATGCTACGACAGATTCATCTGTACAACTATCCTATACACCTAGATATTGGAGTCCTTAATTATGTATGAACTTTATGTGAGAGATCAGTATTTTAATAGAGTAGCTGCGATACAGGATTTCCAAAGTTTTGATGCGATCATCCGTTTTAATACTCCAGGTACATGGGTTTTGGAATTACCAACTAACAGTGAAGCAGCTAAAGAGTTAGTAAAGAAGAAATCTGGAATCGTAGTATATAAAGATGGAAAACCATTCATTTCTGGTCCTGTTACTGGCAGGAATAGAAAATGGAGTGGTGGTGTAGATAAATTAACGGTTAATGGTTACGATGATATGATTTTACTTCAAAGGAATCTAGCAATGCCTGGATATTCTGGCTTCCCTTTTAGTTATCGTGATTACGATGTAAAAACAGGAAAAGCTGAAACAGTTATGAAAGCATATCTAAATGCAAATATAGGTGCAAATGCAAGTTCAGAGAGGAAAGTTGAGATTACAACTCAAGCCGATACTGGATTAGGTTATTCAGTTACAGGTAGAGCTAGGTTTCATACTCTCCTTGAGATGTTTACTTCATTAGCTCTTGTAGGTGGAGATTTAGGATTTAGAATTATACAAAAAAACAATGCTTTAGAGTTTCAAGTTTATCAGCCTACAGACAAATCAAAAACTGCTGTTTTCAGTCCATTACAAGGTAATTTATTAGAGTTTGAGTATTTAACAGAAGATCCAGAAGCTAACTACACAATCGTTGGTGGTGGTGGAGAGGGGAAGGATAGAATCATACTTGAGAAAGGTGATTCTACAAGTATCTCTAACTATGGCAGAATTGAAACGTTTTTGGATCGTAGGGATACATCGGATATAGCTGAATTAACTCAGTCTATGGATGAAGAATTATCTTCAAAATCTGAAAAGATGAGTTTGAGTATTACACCAATTGATACTGAAATGTTAGCTTTTGGAACTGATTATAATGTGGGAGATGTGATTTCGGTCATTCTTCCAGATGTAAATGATGCTACAAACTTTGAAAAGATAACAGATGTTGTACGGGAAATTAAAATATCACTAAATCAAGATGGAGTATTGGTTGTGCCAACTGTAGGTACTCCCGATGCTACAAGTAAAAAAACATCTGGAATTTTTGCTAGATTGAAAAAGTTTCATGATCGAATAAGCCACTTAGAAAGGAGATAAATACTATGACTCAAACATATTTCCCTTTTGACTCTGGACAAGGGGCAAATGCTACAGAAGCTATGTGGTCAAAGATGGCTCAACACTGGCTAGGAACTGGAGTAATCAAGGATGTGTTAAATGATTTATCAGTTTACGCTAACTCAGCAGGATTGACTGTCAGAGTTAAATCTGGTGCTGCATATATAAAAGGCCATTACTTCGAGTCTGATGCTGAAGAAGTTTTATCATTAGCTACAGCAGATACAACAAACTCTCGAATAGATCGTATTATAGTTAGATTGGATTGGACAGCAAACACAGTTCAATTAGCAGTGTTACAAGGTACTCCAGCAGTTTCACCTACTGCTCCAGCACTTACGCAAAATAGCTCAAGATGGGAAATCCCATTAGCACAGACTTATGTGGGAACTAATGTAACATCCATTTCTGCGATGATGGTAACAGATGAACGATTTTTCGTTAAAAATTCAAACTATATTTTAGATTCTACTGGTGGAGTAAAAATTAACGCTTCAAGCCTTTCCGATGACATTTTGGCAATCCTCCTATCTTACGGTAAAGGTATTCATACGTTTTATCAAATCTCTGGAGCTGTTAACAATCCTGCTACATTTTCGAGTGTTAGAGGGATGGCTCATTTCACATCTTCTAATACAGGTTGGGTAATAGCTATAGATACAAATAACAATATGTATAATAACTACTGTGATTTAGGAACATGGAAGGGTTGGCAAAAAAGCACGACAGATAAAGCGCCATCATGGTCTACTCTGACCTTGCAAAATGGTGCAACTATTAACAACTCAAGAACACCTAAATATACAAAAATAGGAAATGTAGTGTATGTAGAAGGGGAAATTTCAGCAGGCATTGCAAATAATACAACCATTGGAACATTACCAGCAGGATATAGACCAAAAGATTATTCATTAAATATTGCATGCGCTCATGCGACAGGTGCAATAACTGCTGATGCTGTACTTTCTGTTAGTACTAATGGGCAAATAATACTTATAGTATCAAATGCCACTTATCCAGTATCTTTAAACAATATTCAATTTGTTGCGGAGGTGTAAAGATGAAACAAGTATATAAATTTGATGAGAATAGAATTTACATCGAGCCTGTATTAATCGGAGATGATGATCCTATTCCATTAGATTGTACAGATTTAGAACTTCCTCAACCAAACTACAAGCCTGTATTTAAAGATGGAGCTTGGGTTGAAACGATCACAGAGGAAGAATTAGAAGAAATTCAAAATAAACCAGAGCCTAAATCAGAGCTTGAGGTTGTTAAAGAAGAAAACGCAGTATTGAAGCAACAAGTAATGCAAACAAATATAGATATGCAAGAATTTATGGATTTCATTCTAACAACTATACAACCACAATAGGGGGATAAAACAACATGACAGTATATTCATTCCGTATAGGACCTTACGCAAGAGATATTTATATTTACGGTAGACAAAAATTAGCAACTATTCCTGCTGAATATTATACTCCTGTTGAAAATTACGCAGCTAAGAACTTTACAAGAGGACAAATTTTAAACGCTTTAGAGCCTGGATATATTACTCAAGAGCAATATGATGAAACAGTAGCATTAATAACTGAAGAAGTAGTTTTACCGATGTCTGCACCTACAAATGACTTAATGTAAGGTGTATTTTTTATGGCCTGTTTTTTAACAGGCCTATTTTAATGGAGAGAAGGTAGATCATGGAAGAAATTAATATTATTTCATTGTTACCAAAGCTAATTCAAGGAGCTTTATTATTTTACTTTCTTGTAAAGGTTCTTGATTTCATAACTGGCTTACTAAAGACCTGGAAAGGTGTTTCAGAATACAAATCAAGAGTCATGAGAGACGGGATCATTAGGTGGATTGGTGAGCTAGTAGGGATTGTCTTTGTGTTAGGGCTTGATATATTTTTAGGACTTAACTTTTATTTAACTGGCTTTACACTTGCTCTATTTATCTATAAAGAGGGTGGGAGTATTGTAGAGAACTTAAGAGCGATTGGGGTAGTACTTCCTGCTCAAGTTGAGGATAAATTAAAATCTTTCGATAAAGGAGAGGATACAAATGACTCAATGGAGAAATGATTTTATTCCAAAAAACAAATATACAAGACCAGGTATTTTATTAAGGGATGTCAATAAGATTGTTTTACATTGGACTGCTAATTTCGGTGCAAGTGCTAAAAGGCATGTAACTTATTTTGGAGTGACACTACCAGCTCAAAGCAAATTAGCAGAACAAAAAGGTAAGAAAGGAACTTATGCATCTGCTCATATTTTTGGAGATAAAAACGAATCAGTTTGTATTATTCCTTTAAATGAAGTAGCTTACCATGCAAATGATGTTCAAAAACATAATGAGGATGGTTCAGCATATCGAGGTATTAAAGAAATCGCACCAAATGCTAACTTTTATACTTTAGGTTATGAAATGTGCGTAGAAGAAGATGGAACGATTCACCTGGACACTATTAAACGTGCTATTAGTGATATTGCTGCACTTTGCAAGATTTATAAATTATCAGAAAAAGATATTGTTAGACACTATGATGTAACTGATAAAGATTGTCCTGAGCCTTTTGTAAAGGAAGAAAAATTATTCGAGGACTTCAAAAAACAAGTAGCTTTAGTTCTTAATCCTCCTACACCAAAGCCAGAAGTTATACCTATTGTAAAACCTAAACCTCCTGTTTATCCAGGAGCACTTTTAAAAGTAGGTTCTAAAGGAAGTAATGTTAAATTAGTTCAAGCGATATTAAAAGTTACAGTAGATGGAAAGTTTGGTCCATTAACAGAAAAAGCAGTGAGGGACTTCCAAAAGAAAAAGAGGTTAACAGTAGATGGGAAAGTTGGTCCTAAAACATGGGCTAAATTATTTAATTAAAAGTTCGGTTAAAGTAAGATTTTAAATTTGTTATTGAAAAAGGGACTGCCTAAAACTGACAGTCCTTTGACACTTTTGTTCAACTAAAGCACTGCATTAGCCACCCATGAATCAGTGATTCACAACAGTGAATGGAAGATTATATCGCTCTCCCATGGTAGTTAAACAAGGAATCACCATCATTAAATTAGTTTTTCTATTCAACATTTTACTTTATTATTTTTTCTTGCCTTTCCCAGTTATATAGATTAATAAACCAGTTACAATGAATCCAAAATAATTGATTGAAAATTTTTCTTGTATCAAATAAATAAAAAATATTAAACCCATCATTATCGAATCCAAGTTAGCTATAATCCATACTAATTTCTTTTTTATATTTGTCTTTTTATCAATTTTCAACTGAATTAGTGGTATTACAGTGATTATTGTTATTAACATTAATTTGAGAAAAGAATTATTAACTATTAAATATATACATACATAGAAAAATATTAATCTAAAGAGATGAGCACTTATTAATTTCACCATTTTGTTCTTATTCACCCTGTCATCTTAGTTTTTTACCAATCTCAATAGCTTAAACTTAACGTAAAACTCCTTAATTGCACCTATACTTATTTAATGATTATATCTCAACCATTCTACTTTGTGATTTGGGGGAATTTCGCCTTTTTCATCTAATTTAGTCAATCCTTATTGAACTAAACTGCCATTTTGTTTAATAAAAAAAGCGATCTTCTATTGAAGAATCGCAATGCGTTAGTTACATAAGCCTTAAATAATCTATGGTTTCTATACTTAATCA